TTTTTCAAAGGTATATTTTTAAAGGTATATTTTTAAAGGTATATTTTAAAGGTATATTTTTAAAGGTATATTTAATTATACATATCATTAGATCCATTGAAGAACCATCGTAAAGATAAATAGTTTGCATCTTTTATATTCATACCATTGGTTCCAATCATTTGTGTATTAGGTCCGCCATTAACTAAATTTTGTATAGCGGCAGTTCCTAAAGCGTAGTTATAATACCATAAATTAGAAATGTATCCATTAAATCCGCCATTCATAGCAACATATACATCACCATAGTTTTGTTTAGGAACACCAGATAATTCTAAACTTCTAACAATAGTGCCATTTACATATATGTCTAAAGTCGTATTTTTACATCTAATAATTACATTAAACCATTTATTCAATGGGATGTCTGGTATAGTTATTTCTTCATTCACATCATTATATGTATTCATTAAAAAAACCAATTCATTTGTGTTTGGAGCAATATACAAACCTGGAGCATTGTTTGGGTAATTTACACCAGTTGGCTTTAAATTACTATTTCCTTTGTGAAAAATGTGCTTGAATTGGCCTGTATTGCCACTATTGTAAATACTATTAATGTATAACCAAATAGACCAAGTAAATTCAATACCATCGTTTGCATTAACAGATCTGTATATAGTAACCGAACCATTATTGCTAGGATCTTGCGGGAAAATAATCATTTGACTTGCATCAATCATACCATCTAGTAAATGTGGAGATTGGCTGGGTTTTAAAAAATAAGATAATGCTGAAATACCTACTCTTAATAATATGACAAAAGCAAAAACTATTAAAATTAAAAATGCGAATTTTGCTACTAAACTATTTGATTCTAAAAACTCTTTAGTTCCAAAAGTTCCTTTATTTGTAGAAAATGAATTAAAAGATCCGTTATCACTCATTTATATATTAATTAAATAAGAAAAATTTATATAGTAACACTACTTTGTGTTGTTCCATTTTCTATTAAAGAAAGTTGAACTTGATAAGCGTTAAACATACTAGACCAACTTGAGTAACCTTGTGTATAAATATTCCAAACTTGTTGAGGGTTTAATGAATTAGGGTAATATTGAAATTTTGATGTCCAGCCATTAAATCCTCCGGCAGGCGTTACATAAATATTAGAATTATTGTTAACACTTGCCACTCCAGGCAATAAACACGTGCGAACTAATTTACCATCTATATAAAGATCCATTGTTCTTCCATAAATACTGACAACTAAATTAACCCATCTTTGAATAGGTATATTCGCTACACTACAAGTATGCACAACTGTATTTCCGCCTGTGGTGGTAGGTTGTTCATTAATTCCTGGATAACATCCTAAAGAAACATCAATATTGTTTTCGATTCCTCCTAAAACAACCGCTGGACAAGGATCTAATCCATTTACTCCTGAAACAGACCCCCCTCCAGTACCACTCTGTGATCCCATTCTTCCAAAAATAACCTTAGGTTCACCATAACGATAATTCCAATCATTTACATAAAACCAAATAGAATATGCAAAATTACTAGATGGAGTACTAGAACCATTTGTTGCTAAAGAACTAGCAGATATAGTTGACGCAGTTTGTCCACTTTGCATAGTTTGCAATGTATATGGATCTGATAAAAATGCTCTTAATATCATAAATATTAAAACAACTACTACAATTATTATAACAATACTTAAAGGACTCATCGTATAATATAGATTTAGAAATTTTCTATTAAATTTGTTATTTTAATTCAATATAAAGATTATACAATAGATTTTTTCAAAGTGGCTATATTGTTCTTAACGATAGTTACGTTTGATTCATCTGTAACGGGCGGATCTCTATTTTTTATCATACTGTATAAATAATAAATATTGTTAGTTGTTAGTGGCTTTTTAAAATATACCACATTACAGATTCCTCCATTTATACCATTATCTTCACCAATAGTTAAATTGTCAAGTGTATAATAAGGAACAACGCCTATATTAGATTTAACTAATTCGCCATTTAAAAATATATCTAAAACTCCTCCATTGTAATTAATTATAATATTATTCCATTTTTGCAGCAAAAAATTTGTTTTTTTATATAAAATTAAGTTACCATTATCATCTAGATCAACTAATTTATTATTCGAACCTTTTACATCCATAGTGACAATTAGTGCATTTTTTTCAGCGTTATAAAGAATATTTGGTTTATTTCCAAAATTTAATAGAGAGGTGAATTTAGAATATGACGCATTTGTATTTGGTGGAGACGAATCTAAAAAAATCCAAAATGAAATAGCGTATTGATAATCAAACTGGTCGCTTCCATTTAGTTCTGCATATGTTCCTAATGGATATAAAAAATTAGTATAAACAGGTTTATTAACTAACAATTTTCCTCCTTGCAGATTTATAGCATTAAATAAATACGGAATAGCTAAATAAGCTATCACTAATGCAATAGATAATAATAACATAATTATTGAAGTCATATTAGTTGAGTTATACTGCCCTGTAGCAAATTGAATTATTGAACTAAACAGATCATTAAATAAACAAGGAATGTATAAAAATGAGTTCTTGATAAAATCAAAAAATCCATTCTTGTTAGAATTTCCATTAGGTAGTTTTACATTGATTGTTCTATAAATTAGTGCTAGAACAATAACCACAATTAAAATATTTAATATTAGGCTAAGTATGCTGGATTGTCCTGACAAATTTTGAATATTATATACTAACCAATAAATAATTAAACCGGACATAATTAAACCAAATAACACTAATAGCGATTTTTTAAATAACATCATTTTATTGATGTTAAGCGATTTGTTTGAAAATTCTGGAAATAAATTAACAGTTAACATAGTTGTCCAAAGAATGCACGTTATTAATATTAAAATCATAACTGATGCCGATGCAGTTTTATCTGATAAAAATCCTCCTGGATAGGTTGAAATCGCTATTGTAATTCCTATTAAAAATATAACAAATAAAATACTTCCCCATACAGAAAATTTTGAAAAATTATCAAGAAAATTACCATTTGTAGTAGTTCCAGAAAGATTAGTCATTCCAGGTAAAGTTAAAATTATAATTAGATATAGGAAAGCAAATATAGAGAGAATAATTGTTAAAAGAAAAGAAAATCCAAACGATTTTTGAATATACCCTCCTGGATCTGTAGTATAATAAATAATAAACATAGTAATTAAACAAAGAAATAATATAATCGATTTAATTCTTTCGTAATTTACATTAAATTCACTAAGGTAATCTGTTTTAAAACCTTTGTAAAATGCTAACCCTGCAAAAAATATTGTAATTGGTAGAATAATATTAGCATAACTATTTATTGTATCACTTGGCATAAATCTAAAAAATAAAATTAAAAAAATAGTGTATAATACTACATAAGTAACATTACTTAATTGTAGAATTAATCCTTTTAAATCTTTAAAATTTGGCAATAATGTAATGCAAATAATAAGAACTAATAATGCAAAAAATACAACTATCATAATATTTGCAGCCGCTTCTTGGACAGATTTAGGAGCAGAGTCGGTTGATAAACCTGTTATAGGCACTTTATAAAGTATTAAAAATGTACATATTATGAGAAATAACATTAAAATTGAAAAAATTATTATATCTGAATTTTTTTTTAAATTAGGTAATATATTTTCTGAATTAGAGGTATTAGTTTTGTCCATATATTACTATAATACAATATTTCTCTCGTTTCTTTCATTTAACATAAATATAATAAAATAATAAAATTATACAAAATGTCATTTACATATTTTCACTTGCAGTTTTTTTACCGTGACAATTTCGGCAAAGGGCTACTAAATTTTGCACGTCATTACCACCACCATATTCTAATCTAACACGATGGTCTATTTCAAACGTATGATCAAGTTGTTTTTCACAATGTCCGCATTTCCATTCTTGTTGAGATGCTACATATTTCTTTTTAGTTTCACTTACAGAACGTTTAGTACCTCCTTTTCCTGAAGATATAATTTTTCTCTCTGAATTACATAATCCAGGATCTGAAATTGGATCTATATTAAATGATTCCATAAAACTTTTTTCGTTATTGTTAGTAAAATCAAATACTGGACTTAACATATCCATTGATGTTTTATCAATTGGCATAAATTTAACCACGTTATTTGCATATAGTAACATATTGCGTCCTTGTTCAGGATTTCTTTTTAAAAGTAAATATATTCCCAGTCCTAAGAGAGAATAAAAAATCATTTTATAATATTTTTTATAACTCATTAACATTTTTGTATATTTTCCATCATTATATGAATTATATATAAAAAATGAGGTTAACCCTAATATAAATATTTCTAATCTCATTATAATATTAACAAATAATATTTTATAAATGTATATTTTTTTGATTTTTTTAATAAAAATATATATTACAATGAATCGGTTATTAGTAAACATTAAATCAACTCAATATTTTCAAAAACAAAAACAACTGAAGCAAAAACTGAAGCAACAACTGCAGCAACAACTGCAGCAACAACTGCAGCAACAACTGCAGCAACAACTGCAGCAACAAATGCAGCAACAACTGCAGCAACAAATGCAGCAACAACTGCAGCAACAAATGC